CTGACCAAAAGGGATGAACTCAAACCACGTAACAAACTCCCCTGAGTTACGTTGGTATTGATGGTACTTATTCCTAATTAAATTAAGTTCACGCCTAGTATCCATAGGTTAGTACCCCATTAACGCAGTAGATAAGTATCCTTGCTGTGGGGTAAGGTCAATAACAACATCTTGACGAAGTGGCTCAGTATTATCTGCGTCAACTGGAATGTTCCCAGTACCGATCTCTGGGAAGACTCGCTCAATTGGGCCGTAGTCACCAAGTTCTCGTTGTTTGTATATAGGTACAAGGTACCCAGTAGTCCTAGAAACCCGACGAAGGTTAAGTATTTCAATACGATCAAGCCCGATATTAAGCGCCCTTGCTTGCTTTTCGTATGCTCGCATCCAATACTCTAGGAGGCTTTGAACCATTCTAAATCGTTGGCTGGCAGGGATGTGTACAGATTCGGAGGTAGTTACATCTATATCTCTACTGTATTCAGTCATTAGTCCCCAAAGGGTTTCAACCACACAAGCCATACCAATGGTGTCAATTACAATTGGGTTCATACTTTCTAGTGGTGTATCCACATTATAAGTGTGTTGCTCTATAGCATGGATTGCATAAAACCTTAGATCAGAGGGCAAAACCCAATCGTAGTAATAACCTTCTACAAGTATCTTTGTTCCAGCAGCCTGTGTATTACTTAAACGGATAATACCGTTACGGGCATCTAAAGAATAGTATGCGGATGCACTAGTGTCTGAGGTAACTTCTGTAGGGGTGTTGACCGTATAAGTAGCCACCCACAACAGGTCTTGATCAATATTGGGCATGCCTAATTCGTAGGTACGCCCTACAGCATCAAACGATGTTTGAAAGAACTTAGGGTAATCACGAAGAAATCCCCTAGCAATGTCAGTTACTTGCGTGACAAATTCAGTAGCATAAAGGTTTCGCATTGATCTAGTTTACTTTATTATTGATCACCAGAACCAGAACCAGGAACTGTATCCTGTAGTTCTTGTCCTATAGCGGGCTGCGTTTCCCTAAATCTGCCTAAACTAAATCGGCGTACCCTAATAATGTCTGTAATGCTACCTTCAGGAGTAGGGATTGTTTCTTCGCTCACAACCCAACCAAAAGAAATGGGTTCAAACCTTCATCAACTGGTCCTTCATATTTAGCAACGTTTTGCCAACCAACTGTAGATGAATACACATATAGAGAAGATTGGTTTAGTTCAGGTGTATGGCTTGTCCGTATGTAAAGATCACCAGGGTTCACTGTTGCTGTTGGTGCGGCTGTCCCGCTGCGTAATGCGTCTTCAACAAATTTACGTTTATCTACAGCGCTTAATGCATTTAGGGTAACACCTGATTTACGATAAATAGCGTAGAGTGCAGTGTGGTTATCACTGATTGCAGGGAAGACAGGATTGGTTGCACTAGCCGTACCCTTAACAGTTAGGTAGGTAGCAACACCGCTAGTAACCGATGCAACAATAATATCAAAACGAGGATCAGCATCAGCAGCATCAAAAGTGACCGTGCTTGTTGCTACAGGGTAGTAAACATTGTTTACAATGACTTCCCCTGCTGTTAAAGTAGCGCTACCAGTTCCAGCAGAAAATACTGTAATGTTTGCACCACTAACTACGCCATGATTGCCATTACCTAGGATTTGAAAATCAAGAGAATCTGGTTCTGCTTGATCAATGCTCTGGAAAGTTACACCATAGTCACTTGCATTGGGTACTGTTAATCCAGCCATTTAAACCTCAGAGAGTGTCGTAGATATTTCCTGAATTCTTCAAGTAGTTGAAAAGGTCACGGGGTAGTTTGTAACGAGTACCATCTACAAATGAAAATTGCTTTGTTCCCCAATACTGGGTCCAAGTGCCTTTTACTCTTGCATTGATAGTGTCTGAAAGTAACCTAGCGTCCAAAACTTCTGCTTCAGGTATTTCTGAAACATAAAGGTCTTCTTCAACTTCAATAAATTCTTTAATTGCTTTTTTTGCTGACATGTATTGCTCCTTATTTTATGAAGTTTTCAGGGGGGCTGAGGTTTTCCCAACCCCCCCAAAGCCTATTACAAGTTATTACGAGGAAGCGATTGCTCCACCCTTGGTGTTAATCACAACACGGGATTCTCCAGTAATCATACCGAAGCCCCAGATTGCGTACCAAGCCAAACCATGCTCACGACCGAAGTCAATGACACCACCGTCACGGAGTTCCACTGGCAAAGCAATGGCGTGTCCGAAGGCGTTGTCACCGATCATCAAGGCGCTGTATGATTCTGCGGCTACAGCCTGCGAACCCGATGCCGAAGAATCAATGTCTGCTGGGCCAGAACCCTTTTTGACTTGGGTGGTCTCAATGAACACTACGTCATAGAGGCGACCAATTTCACCAAGCATGAAGTTACCTGGAGCGGCATACTTCGTGACTTCAATGAATTCAGGCCAGTCACGGAGCGCACGGCTCTGCGATGGGTGAACGAAGCACACGTAGGTGTCGCCAAGGCGTGGGATGTTCTGACCAGCCAAGATCTCAACAGCATCCTTGATGGATGCAGGCGAGAGGTAGCCTGGGTTTGCTGCATCACCCAAGGTGCCTGCATCGTATGGTGCAAGCGAACCACGAGTAGAGCCAAGAGTCTTGCGACCAAAGACAACTGCTGGTGGAACTGCTGCGCCACCACCGAACGGAATTGCGTTCTGGTAGAGGGTGTTGCGTGCCTGAATGTCCATGGACTGTGCCATCTGACGACCGAGCAAACGACTGGAAGATGCCATTACGTCATCAAATGCTGCGTTAAGCAACAACTCGGTGACAGCAACTGCCTTACCTTGTTCAGCAACCGTAATCTGAATCTGTGATGCTGATAGGGAGGCTGGCTCCATACGAACACCTTCAGTCAAGACTGCGCCTGTTGCTTCATCTGTTTCAAGGTTGGTGTAACGCATGAAGTTGATTGTCAAACCTGGTTGAACACCAAGTTCTGTCTTCTTGACAGCGAACTGTTCAAAACGAAGAACTGGCATTGCTTGGAACAAAATCTCTTTTGACCAAATCTGTTGAATTGCTGGTGAAAGTGTTGCATCCGATGAGTAACCCGTCGTCGTTACCGACGTGAGTCCTGCTCCTGTAATTGCGCCACCTACTGGGCCTGGAAGTGCCATAACTGCTCCTTAATAATTAATGGATATAAACCTGACTTAGAAACGACCTTTAGGTCGTGAACTCAATAACCTATCACGCATTTTAACATACTGATCCATTGTCATATTTCGGATGTCATCCGCATTCAACGATTGGTATTCCGTTTGGGTTTCCATGGGTCCAACAGATGGTGACGTTACCGCCGCACCTTTAACACGGCTCGGTTGAGTCGCTTGCTGGATACTCTCTATGATAGCAGCACTTCGTTGACGGAGGATTTCCACAGAAGCCTCAACTTCTTCTGGAGTATTCCCTGCTACTAGGTCAATAAGTTCAGGAATAATCTCTTCCTGTGATTCATGGATACGGCGTTGACGATAAGTCTCAAGGTCACGCAATTGGCGCTCTTTCTCAAGAAGGGCTTCTTGGGCATGGCGCTCTTCTTCAATAGCCTGGAAGCGTGTCTGCCATTCCTTATCAATATTCTGAATCTTGACATTGAAGTCGTCTTCTGCACGCTTAAGCAACTCTTTTGCGCTTAGTTCATCAAACTCACGTTGACGACGAATCTCTTCTTCTTTACGAGAGATCTCAGTTGCTTCTTTAATTGCTTTTTCTCGCTCAGTTGCAAGGACTGTGATTTGTTCTTCCATGCTTTTGTAGCGGCCTTCAGCCTCTTCAATGCGCTTGTAGAGTTTGTCTTTTTCCTGCTTGCGAATGCTCTCCACCTCATCCTCGGTGAATGTCTTACCTTTTTGCGGTGGAGCCACTTGCTCAACTGCTTCATTAAAGGCTGCAACAGCCTCTACGGGAATAAGGATTTCATCATTACTTTGCTTTGCCATAATTTTCTCCTATGTGTTGTTCAGCAAATACTAACTTAACTTGATTTATATAAACGTATTATTTGTCTTCATCAGGGATTCGGCGTTGAGCGAATCTTGCGCCGTATGCCCTGCTAGTCATTTGGTTCATCAATTCCATTTCTACTGGTGGGACACCAGCACCTGGAAGCACTCCGCCCCCTTGGGGACTTCCTGCACTACTAACATTAGCACCTCCAGCGGACACGTTTTCTAAGCCTCCGCCTTGAGGCAATAATCCTGTAGCCATCATTACTGCTTGACCAATTTGTGCACGGAGCATATCCAGTGCACCTTGATCAAGAGCATCATCTCGTAGTTCCTCAAAGATTTCAACCATCTTCTCATTTGGAAACTCTTCACCAAGTAGTGCAAGGGCTCCACGCTTAGACTCAATACCTAAAGCCATCTTTGCCTGCACCTCGTTTAGTTTAATGAGGGCATCTACTGGTAGTGGTTCGGGCCAATGAATAGTGGTCTTATAAGTGTTTGGGTCATTAGGATCAAGGACCAAAAGCATGTCTGGTTCAGGCTGTGCTGCTTGTGATGCGTCATACTGCAGCAATTCAGGTACAAAAACAGATGCTGTCCTAATGATGATTTCGTTTAGTTTTTCAAGACCATTGGTAAAGTGAATCTTTTTCATTTGGTAACGGTTCATCAATGGTTGATACTGGATTGCAAGAGCAACACCTGAAGTGTTGGACACTGGTTGGAACTGTCCCAAGGCTGTTTCAGGTACACCAGTAATTTCATGCATAGCCCGTTTAATCATCTGGACGTATTCAATGGCACCAGCCATTTCACCACGGGATTCAAGGTTAAACACATTGGCTTCTTTAGGAAGACCAGCCCAGACCTTTTTAGGACCACGCTCTAGTTGTGATGCCTTAGCACCAGTGATGATAGTTACTGGGGCAGCATGGTAGTTAATGATGTCTGAAATTTCAGTCATCTTCTCATTGAGTTCACGGTTTAGTTGGATAATGTCCCAAATATCAGACTGACCCCATGGCGATGAAGTTATTGTAATGTTAGGAATGTGGACAATAGGTACAGCACCGATTGGGTTTGCATATTGATCAATCAACTCATCATTAATAAACTGTTGAACTGATTCATCTGTCAAGATCTCTGTAAAGGTATACACCTGACGAGTACCTTCAGGGGATGTACCCCAAAAGCGATACTTAAGTTTAAATCTAAGCAAGCGTTCTTTATCATGTGGGTGATACTCAGGAAAACAGTGAGCAGGGTTTAGCGGGAGGATGCGAATACGCCCAGGCTTAACCATTCCAGTTGGGTCTGTGTATGGTTCATCATAGGCAACTTTGACAAAGCAGTCACCAGTTATAGACGCAAGTTGTCCCATTTGCCAAAGAAGGTAATGCTTATTATTGTGGTTATCCCAAACTTCGTGAAGCAGGTGAGGGATGATTGCTTGGTTTTGCTCAGGAACTTTAAACTGAATGCCCTTACCAAAACAAAAGTTAGTAATGAAATCGGACATGGTTTTGATGTAGTTCATCGTGACATTGTTGTCACCCATCTCACGGCGGTGTGACCAGTGATGTCCTAGATACCAAGCCCACGCAGAGGAATACCTATTGAGTCTTGGTCCGTGAACTTCAAACTCTTCGTCTGCAAGTTCAACCAATCCTAATGGACTGATTGCTACGGTTAAGTCACTAGATGCCGCCCGATAGGACGGAGACCAAAAATCAATAGGCATTTATTACACCTTTTCTAAGAAGAAGAATACTTACGATGTTACTTCTTTTTTGCGGGTGCGGCTTTCTTGGCTACTTTTTTCTCAACAACAGGTGCTGCTGCCATAGCCTTAGTCGCAACACTCAACAAAAGAGCGGTGTTCTTTGGTCCAATCTTGGTGGACACAATTGAAACAAGGGCTGCTGCGGCAGGAACGGCAAGAGCAATTACTTCTGCCGAAAGGTCACACTTTGCACCTACATATGTAAGGGCACCCAAAACAACACCCTTGAGTGCTGCGTCTGCTGTTTCTACTTTAGTGTTATTCATATATTCTCCTAAGTTGGGGATACCCGATTATACAGGCTTTCGGGTTTTGTTGGTTACCTCATACTCCTGTATGTATGAGTGGTACGGTGGCCCAGTATACGGGTCAAATCGTGCGGCAATGTTTAGGGCTTTAATTGCACTAGTTTTAGCCTGTTGGATTGTTTGCTTCTTATTGTGGGTCAACACCTGCATAGCACCTTGTGCGTATGAAGAACCTGAACCAATGGAGTAAACACTGTTGGCTTCTGAAGCCCATGAATAATCTCCGTCAACAACGTAGATAACTCCGTTAATGGCTACAAGGATGGTTGACCCATGTTCTGCAATGTGGTCTTTATCGTCCCTGTCTGGCATGGAATATCCTTGTGCGTCAAAGCATTCACGGAGTGCCGGGATGAACTTCGCCGTAAAGAACTGGTCAAGTTTCTTCCCTTTAAGGTTCGGTGGCGGTGTCGGCGGTTGGAAGACGTGATGGAGAATGTTGATGGCTCGTACATCTCCAGCAGCGCCAAGTAAATACTTTCCATTAGTTGCTACCTTGCTTGAACCTTCTCTTAAGGTTCCGATATGGGTGGCAAAGCCACCTGCGTCCATTGCTGAAATACGTGAGTCAACACAAACAACTACAAACCCATCACCTTGTACGCCAACAATAGTCGTCATAGTTATTCGGCGCTGTACTCTTTACCATGATACAGAGCCCAACCGTTATAGATGGGGATTACATCATAGGTAAAGCGGTGACTTTGGTCATCTTCGTAAGTAACGATACCAAGACCTTGTTGCCAATTCTCATACCGTGTTAACGGGCGACCGTCAAGATCTACACCCCCGCGTGTGGACGGAATAGCGCCGTCAATACGAGCAAGGCAACCAGGAGAGGCAGCCATGATGGTGCGTGGACCATCATAGTCT